ATGATCGTCCCGCCGCCCTGGCCGGCGATGATCGTAAAAGCCTTGCTGGACTCGACGCCGAGGATCAGCGCGCAGGTCCCGATGTAGATCGACCCCATCTCCAGCAGCGTCGAGACGGGCCGGGTCCGCAGCTCCCGGTAGAGGACGGTGGGCACCGACAGGACACGGTTACCGGTCACTGTGAGCCCCTATCCGTGGGTGTCGCCGCCGGGCAGCGTCCCCACCCCGTAGGCGTCGATGGCGTTGGCGATCAGGGACAGCCACACGTTGATCCCGGCCGCATTCGGGTGGACACCGTCGACCAGCCACGAGCGGATGTTGGACAGCGGATTGTCGAAGACCCTGGAGTGCCAGTCGACCACCCGCACGTTCGGATTGCTCAGGGCGAGCGCGTACTCCCGGGCGGCGATCCTGGCGCTGTTGCCGATGTCGTAGCCGAAGTACGGGCCGGTGTTCCCACCCCGGGCAGCGAACGGCGACACTACGTACAGCCGGCGCTCCGGGCCGATGTCCGCGATCAGCCGGTCGAGTTGCGACCAGGCGACCGGCGGGTTCTCGATGTCATTGGTCCCCATTGCCAGGACGACCGTCGGCGGGATGCCCGACCCGCCGTGGTGTGCGGCGATCAGCCAGTCGATGCCATCGGACATCGGCGCCGTCGACCGGGCCCGGATCCCCGTCGGGTACTTCCGAGTGTCGGTCAGGTAGGCGGCGATCTGGTCGGCGTGCCCGACCGTGATCGAGTCGCCGATCAGGTAGACCCCGTTCGGGGAGTCCAGTGCCGCCTGCAGGGCGGTCGGCGGCGACAGCCACACCGGGTACGTCGTGTAGTCCCCGCGGTAGCCCGACCCGTACGGGCCGAGGTCGACGCTCATCAGGTCCCGACCGGGGAGGCGAGGATATCGAAGTGGTTCAGGTGGACGTCATTGGTTGAGCCCCACGATCCGGCACCGGAGAACCGCGCCGCGCGCATCGTGAACGTCGTCGCGGTCAGCGCCGGCAGCAGGATCGGGGTACAGGTCACGGTCGGGGTGATCGTCAGGCCACCGTTGGAGCCCTGCCTCGCCCAGCCGCCGTTGGTCACCTGCGTGCCGTCCTGCGCGACCGTCAGGTCGAACACGTCGTTGACCTGGGAGGCGATGAGGTAGCAGCCGGCGCTGATCGACAGGATCCGGTCGAAGGACGCCGCCGGCACGGTCAGGGTGTTGACCGTCGCGATCGTGGTCTGCGCGGCGAGGCTGACCGGCGTACCCGGGCCGTAGGTCTGCGCCGGGCGGGGCAGCGGCGGGGCGTAGTCGATGAGTAGCGACCCGACCCCGGTGTTGAGCACCTGGGCCTCGGCGACGACCAGCTCCCAGCGGACCGTCCGCGACCTGACCGCCGCCGGGCGGCCGCCGCCGGACGTGCCCTGCCGGATCGCGACACCCTTCGTCCACGGGTTTGTCGAGCGGTCCACGTAGACGGTGATCTGGTCCATCCGGGCCGCGCCCGCGTTCACCGCGAGCGTCCCCGACTGGGTGGTGTCGACGTAGACGACGTGGCCGGCCACCAGGAAGTAGGCCGGCGCCAGCGTCCACGCGCGGGCCGCGTTGACCGTCACCGCACCCGAACCGGCCGCCTGCCCGGGGAGGATGCCGTCGGGGACCGCGGACCACAGGATCTCGTGCTCGGCGTCGTTGACCGCCCCCGAGCTGCGCTGTGCGTACGGCCAGATGTCGATGGCCAACTAGACCCCTCGTCTCATTGGGCGCGCTCCAGGCCGCTGATCCGCCGCGTCAACTGCGCCACGAACCTCGCCGTTCGGTCGTCGGACGTGGCCTGATCGGTGCCGACCGTCGAGGACACGACCGCGTCCCCGTCTTCGGTGACGTCGACCTGCACGGCGCGGACCACGTCGGAGACCACCCCGAACGGGGTCACCACGGACACCAAGTCCCCCAGGTTGTAGTCCCGGCCCCAGCGGGTCGCCGCCGTGTCCACGATCGGCGCGAACGCGGTGACCTGCTGCGCCGCCGCCGCCAAGCCCTCCGTCGCGGCCTTCGCGTACTCCACCGTGTCGGAGGTCTGCCGCTGGTCGATGAAGATCTCCCGCCGGCCCCACGCCGCGTCTGCCAGCGGATCGGCCTGCTCCAGCGTCTGCCGCGCGGTGCCTACCCCGGAGCCGGCGACCAGGGCCACCGTTCCCGTCGGCGCGGTCCGCGAGGCGTGCAGGTCGGTGACGTTGCCCAGCTCGACGGCGAAGCGGGCCGTCTGCGTCCGGTCGAGTGGCTGGTAGACGGTGAACGGCAGGTTCCCCCCCGCGTCCGCGACGATGTCGAAGCCGAGCCCGCCGCCGGCCAGCGCCACCGTCCGCAGCGCGTCGAGCAGCGGGGTGAACCGCTCCGAGATCTGCGTCGAGGTCCCCGCTGCCGTCGCCGCACCCAGGACGATCCCGGTCCGGCGTGCGGCCAGCGCACCCGGGCCGGCCTGGACGTTGACGAGGTTCTGCATCAACGTGGCCGCCGCCCCCGACGCCGTGTAGGAGGCGGTGACGTTCTGCGCCGACCAGGCCGCCGTCGGCGTCGGGTAGACGATCCGGTAGGCGATCCGGCCGAGATCGGTGTCGCCGGTCAGCGACCACATGCCGGGGCCGACCGCCGTCGAGCCCGGATCGGCCGACCAGTCGTAGGACTCGTCGTCCACGACACCGGAGGCGCGTACCGCCCCGTCGGACAGGGCGAGGATCCCGGCGCCAGGCGCCGGCCAGCCGGTCGGGCACAGGTCCCGGGGGATTTCCAGCGTCCAGCTGCCGACCTCGTTGAAACGCAGGGTCAGGCTGAGCTTCCAACCGCGGAGCAGACCGGCGACGCTGCGGTCAGCGGCCCGAGCCAGCACCGACCAGACCACGGCTACCCGCTTTCGAACCTGGGCCGATAGGACAGCCCCACCCCGGCGCCCGCCCCGGCGCCCGTGATCGTCACCGTCACCGGCACCGATGCCCCTACCGGGAGGGTCGCCAGGACCGACCCCGGCAGGACGAGCTGCCCGATCCGGTTTACGCCCAGCCCGTCGACCACTGTGGCCGCGCCGACGTCGACGGTCACCGACTCACCGGCGGCCAGTGCCGTTCCGAACGTGAACGTGCCACCCGGCAGGGACACCGTGTAGGAACCCGACGATGGCCCGGTCAGCGTCCACACCGGGGAGGCGGCGACGTCACCGATGACCGTGATGATCTGCGCGCCGGTCGTCGTCGTCGGACTGACCGTCTCGTACGGCGCCAGATACGACCGGGCCGAAGTGAACGAAAACGAGACGCCGATGACGGTGGCCCCGTACCACCACGGGTCGCCCGCCAGCAGCGACAGGACCGCCGTGGACGACGTGTAGCCCTCCCCCTCGGCGTCGGCCTGCTCCAGCCCCCCGAGGTAGGTACACGCCAGCTCCCGCCAGGTGGCGTCGGCCCGGGTGATCCGCAGCGTCCCCGTGACTGGCGCACCGGCCGGCGGCGCGGTCTGGGTGAACGCGGTCACGAACGAACGCCACAGCGCGATGTAAGCGGCCGGGTTGTCGGTGGCGTAGACCTCCACCGGCCAGGCCACGAGGCGCTCGTCGGCGTGCGACCACCGGCCCACCGTGCCGCCCGTCGCCAGCGGCCGGCGGATCACCGCACGGGGGACTGCGCCGATCCCCGACACACCGGGCAGGGTGACGATGCCAGATGCGACGTTCAGGCCGCCGCCGGTCAGGTCCAACACCGTGCCGTTCGGTGCGGTCCACATCGCGGTCGCCGGTGGGGTCAGGATCACCGGGGCCGGCCCACCCTCGCCCGCAGCGCGGCCGTGTGCTGCACCTGGGCGAGGTTCCGCTCGGTCAGGTCGATCGAACGCATGTTGAAGTGGTAGGTGTCGCCGCCGCCCGACACCTTCGCGGCCGGCGTCACGTACTCCCGGCCCCGCTCGCCGAAGGTGTAGGTCTGCCCGGACCGCCCCACACCCCAGATCGGCTCCGTTATGACACCGCCGCCGGCGTAGCCCCTAGGCCGGACAAGGGGGTCGATCGCCGCGATCGAGCCGTACCGGGCTAAGGCGTAGTGCAGGCTGGCCCAGATGTTCGCGAACGGGTTTGTGATTCCCAGACCCCGGAACGCGCCAGCGTAGGCGTTAAAGGTCGAAGGTATGGTCTGGCCCAATCCTTGGCTGGGGTGGCCGGCGCGGGCGTTGGAGTCGGACAGGTTGATCGCATTCGGATTACCGCCGGACTCGAAGTTGATCCGCCGCAGCACGCCGGCCAGCAACGCCGGTGACTGGCCCATCATCGCCAGGATCTGCAGGACCATCGAGGACCACCGGGCCGCGCCGCCACCGACGGCCCCGCCGATCGGGGTCCCGCCACCACCGCCGCCACCCGCGAACGAGGCGACCGCCGACCGCAGGCTCGACCCGAGGACGTCAACCAGCTTGTGGACCGAGCCGACCCCGATCTGCGCCAGCGGCGATTGCCCGAGCCGGTCCATCAGACCCAGGGCACCGGCGGCGAGGTGCCGGAACGCGCCCAGCGGGTCCTTGAGAATGTCGAGGAGGTGCGAGCCGATCCCGCCGGCAGCACCCAGGGCGCTCCCGACCGCGCCGACGATCCCGCCCCCGGCGAACCCCGGGCCGGGCGGCTGGCCACCGCCGTAGGCCCGGTTGAGCGCGCCGATCCCCCGCTCCCCACCGAGCGCCGACACCGCGCCGGGGACGAGGACGCCTTCACCGGAACGTGCCCAGATCAGCGTGTTGTCGACCGGCGACACCGGGCCGGGAATCACACCGCCGGTGGCGAACGGCAACGCGATCCCCGGGAGCCGCGCCTTGCTCCCGACGGCCTTCGCCACGTCGTCGAACAGGCGCTTGATGCCGCCCGTGTAGACCGTGTTGACGATGAACTTCACCGGGGCCTCGGCGATGGCTTTGAGCCCGTTCCAGATGTCCCTGATGAATCCGACACCCCGGCTGAACGCCGTCTTGATGGCGTCCAGGGCGGAGGAGATCCCCGACTTCACCCCGCCCCACACGTCGGAGGCGAGGCGCTTCACCGTCCCCCACAGTCCGCTCCAGATCCCGGTGACCGTCGAGCGGATCGCGCTGAACCGGCCGGCGATCCAGCCGGCCGCCGAAGAGATGTAGCCCCGGACCGCATTGAAGGCGGCCACCACGGCGGTCCTGACCGCCCCGTACAGGGCATTCCAGATGGCCACCGCCCGGGTCCGGACCCACGTGAAGGCGGCGACCACCGCGTTGAAGGCGGTTGTCACGACGGTCCGGACGAAGTTGACGGCGGGCAGCACGTAGCCCTTGACGTGGTCCCAGAGCCAGGCCCAGACGATGCGGGAGCCCTGGACGAAGCGGTCGAACAGGCCCCGGATCTGCCCGAACGCCCTGGCGACGATGTCGTGGGCGAGCAGGAAGACCGCCGAGACGATCCGCCAGACGAAGCCGAACGCGGCCCGGAACGGCGCGGACAGGACCAGGACCGCGCCGACGAGGATGCGCAGCAGGTCCAGGCCGAAGCGGACGACGAACCGCAGGGCCACGTCGAAGGCAGCCTTGATGTCGTGGCCGATCCGGGTGAAGAACCGGCCGACGGCCAGCGCCGCCCCGGCCACGTCCCGGCCGACGATCGAGCCCCACCGGCCGATCGTCACGACCGCCGTCTCGAAGGCGTGGACGGTCCCGGTGACCGCGTTCTTGATGTCCACGAACGCGCGGATTCCCAGGGCGATACCGTCGATGACCAGGCCGATGGCGAAGCCGATCCCGATGAAGACGCCCTTCAGGATCGGGCCGAGTACGGGCAGGAGCCTGGTGACGACGAAGTCGGCGACCGTCCGGAACGCCCGGACGAGTTGGTCGAACTGGGGCCGGTGCGCCGCGATGGCGTCGGCCGCTATCTTGATGCCGGCCCGCACGCCCTCCATGGCCAGCGCGAAGATCCGCCGCAGGATGGGCAGCGCCTTCTCGGCGAGGTCCCGGAAGACCATGCCGATGTTGTGCATCAACTCCCGCAGCGGCGCCGAATGCTTGTAGAGGGCGACGAAGCCGAGCGCGAGCAGGGCCACCCCGGCGGCGACCAGACCGATCGGGGAGGCCAGGAACGCGAACGCCGCCGCTGCCGGCCCGGCCAGCATGAAGGCGGCCACCAGCGCCAGCACCGCCGGCACCAGGATCGGGACCTGCCGGGTCAGCCAGCCGATCCCCACGATCAGCAGGTCCAGCCCCCGTAGGACGAGCGCCCCCAGCGGGGCCAGCGCCACAAGGAGCAGGCCGACCGTGTGGACAAGGTCGAGGAAGAGCCGGCCGACCAGCGGCAGCATCGCCACCGCGTAGGCGAGGAACTCGCGGAAGCCGGTCGACTGGGTCATCACCGCGAAGGCCGCCGACAGGTTGATCAGACCTTCGAGCATGGAGGAGCCGACCGGGGCGAACGCCATCATCAGCCGGCCGAAGCCCTCGGCCAGGTTGAGCAGGATCACCCCGAAGGACATGATCGCCGGGCCGGCCTGCGCCGAGATGAAGGCGACGAACTGCCTCACGCCGGGGGTGGACAGCGCGTAGGCCAGCACGTTCCCCATTGCGGTCAGCGCCGGTGCCACCGCGCGCGCGACCGACGCCAGCAGCGGCAGGGCCGCGTTCGCCACCTGCAGACCGGCATTGAACACGCCGAACAGCGCTGGGCGCAGCGACACCGACAGGCTGTGGTAGGTCGCCTTGAGCTGGTTGAGGCTGGCGACGGCGGTCCGGATGGCCGGGTCGAGAGAGGCGAGTAGCTGCTGCTGCCGGATCAGGGCGGTCTGGTGAGCCCTGGAGGTGATCGCGTTGTTGACGGCGGCCTGGGCCTTCGCCATCTTGGTGCTGGCATCAGTCACCGACTTGAACGCCGGGATGGCGAAGGCGGCGAACGCCCCGACCCCGGCCGTAGCGGCGGCCAGCGGGACGGCCAGCCCGCCGACCAGGGCGGTCAGCCCGGCGGCGGCGGGAATCAGCGCCGGGCCCAGCGCGGCGACGGCCAGGCCCAGCAGGGAGAAGCCCCCGGTCAGTCCGGCGACGGATTTCGCGGCGGACCCGTTCTTGTCGGGGTTGACGTCGGTCTTGCCGAGCTTGTCGAGCTGCAACTCCAGCGCCCGCAGTTCGACCTCGGAGCGGGCCAGGCCGTCGATGTTGACCTTCGGCTTCGCGACTCGCCGGCCTATGGCGAGGAGATCCCGGTCGAGCCGGTTGAGCTTCTCCTGTCCCTTGGTGTCATCGACCTTGATGGTTGCCGTGGCCGCTCGGCGGGTGACCTCCTCGATGCGCTTGCGGACCGCCTCCAGGCGGGCCTGCCCCTTCGAGTCGAGGGTGGGCTCGACCGGGACCTCGACGGGCGGGGTGTCCTTGGTCTTGGCCTTGACCTTCTCCCGGAAGCCCTTCGTGTCCGGGTCGACCGGGACCTCGACCGGGGGCAAGCCCCGGACCTTGGCTTTGACCTTCTCGTTGAAGCCACGGGCCGACGGGACGATTTCGACCGCGACAGAGCCGACGATGATCGCCATCAGGCCGGCTCCTCACGGTTTTGGCGTGCCCGGAACGCCCGCGCGCGGGCCTCGATGCCGTCGCGGGGGCCGATTTGCGCGCCGTCCCCCGGACGCGGGATCGGCTTCGGCACCGGGCTTTTCCGGTCGGTGCGCTGCCAGTTCGCCACCCGTAACTCGTCCACGACGCCGGCCAGCAGATGGTCCGTCACCGACCACCAGCCGTCCGGGTTCGTCGCCCGCGCCAGTGCGGAGTCCGGCGGCAGATGCCGGATGTAGACCAGGAGACGGCGCGGGGACAGGCCCCGGCCCAGGTCCGCTAGGTCTTCGCGGTGGTAGCGGTGGAGATCTGCTTCGATCGCCTCCCCGTGCTCGCCGAGGAGCCGGTAGAGGCCACTGATTCCCCCGGCGTCAACCCCGAGTGCTCCGAGTACGCCCGGAACAACGCATCGAGTCCAAGCTGCGGCAGGGGATGGCCGTGAAACTCTTCCCACCGCTGTCCGAACGCCAGCTCAAGGACCGACAGCGCCGCCCCGGTATCCCCCGCCTCGGCGGCGGCAACCATCGTCCACACGTCGAGGGTGCCGAGATGCGGCAGCTCCCACTCGGTGTCAAAAAACCTGAACCTGAACGGCGTGTGATCGGCGTCGTTGACGACAGTCGCTATCGCCGCGTCGAGGTCGAACACCCCGTTCGACGCGGCCCTGCCGTTGCTCACGCGTACAGCGACAAGCCGGTCGCCAAGAGCGGGTTGTCGTTAATGTCGTAGAGGAAGTTCCCGGAGCCGTCCACGTAGCAGTTGATCGTCGCCTCGTACACGGTCAGATCCTTCGCCTGGTACACGATGTCCGCCGACGGGATCATCTCGCCGTTCGGGATCAGGTAGCGACGGTGGACCGCGCCGTCAACGAGGTCGATGACGAACTGCCGCAGGTTCTGCGACGTCGTCGGCTTCACGCTGATCGTGTTGACGCCGTTCACACCCGGCGTCGTCGTCGCGATGGTCGCCGCAGGGGCAGTGCCGCCGGTGAACGCTGTCACGATCGTCATCGTCGAGACGTTGCCGAGGTTCGCGGGGAACGTCACCACATACGACGTGCCGGCCGTACCCGACACGGTGACCGTCGCCCCCACCAGGGTCGTCAGCGCCGTCGCCAGCGCCGCCGTGCTGATGTTGTACGCCAGCGCCGCCGTCGTCCCGTAGCCGGTCAAGGTCAGGGTGAAGGTGCCGCCCGTCGGGGTGCCCGTGATCGTGATGGTCTGGACTTCGGCGGTCGCACCGGTCGTGACCGTGGTCGCCGTGGGACGGAGCAGGCCCGCCGTGACCGCGTTCTCTTCCAGACATTGGAACTTGAAGGAGCGCTCCGACTGCGAGCGGATGATCCTGACCAGCGCGCCGCCCTGCCAGCCGTAGTGCTTGGTTTCCTGCTGCGCCTGGGACTCGGTGAGCCCGTTGTCGTCGATCCAACCCAGCTCGTACCAGGACGAGCCGGGGGCTGCGGGCAGCGGCGCGATGGGCGCGGCCACGCCGAGCGCGGCGGTCCAGACGGCCTGGGTGATGTCGCCCCAGGCGTGGGCGTTGGCGGTGTTCTTGGCCACGGCGGGCACCTTTCGGTTAGCGCCCCCGGCTCGGCAGGCGCTGCGGTCTAGCGGGGGTCGTGGGACGGTCTAGCGGGCGTGGACGACGATCTGGCAGGTGCCGCCGACCCGGCGCAGGGCTGTGTTGTCGTACGGCCGCCCGGCGGGGCCGAGGGTCGTGGTGACCTCTTTGACGTAGCCGGTCCCGAGCGGCTGCCCGGGCAGGTCGTAGAGCAGTGCGCGCTCGACGGCCAGCGCGAACAGGCGGCAGGCCTCCCGGCCCGTCTGGTAGCAGTCGTAGTCGATGGTCGCCGCGTCAATCCCGGGGTTCGGATGCAGGCTCCCCAGTGAGGCGACCTCGATCAGCGGCAGGACGTCGGCGAGGTTCGCCGGCAATTCGGTGACGACCCGCATCACCCCGGGGATGTTGTTGCGGAGCCAGCCGACGAGCAGGCCCTCGACGTCGACGTAGACCGGGGTGCCGTTCACCCTCCGCCGGCCGCGTGCAGGGCCTTGCCGAGCGTGCGGTGACGGGCCACGTTGCGGTTGCCCCACTCGACCATGAACGCTTCCGGCGAGTCGTTGACGACCCGGCCGACCGCGCGGGGCTTCTTGCCCTCCCGAATCCCCGACTCCACCGAGAAGCTGGCCTTGTACCGGCCGGGATGGGTATCGCCATCCGCCGTCTTACCCACCGGCGCGTCGGCCTCGGCAACGACCTTCACCCGCTCGGCGCGGCGGTGCATCTCCGCGATGAGGAAGTCCGCGCGGAGCATTTCTCCGACACCTGCGTAGCTCTGTTTGTACGTCGCCATCAGCCGCTGACCCTCCGCAGTGCCACTTCCACGCCGGCCCTGCTGCCAGTCAGGGCGCTGTCCCAGACTCCCGGCTCCCCGTCGACCTCCCAGGTCAGGCCGCGCGCGGTGACCCGGTCGGTAACCGCGATGACCGTCCCCGGCGGCGCCAGCAGGGACAGGCCGACGATCGACGTGTCAGACCGCCCGCCGGCCAGGGTCTCCACCGCCGTTCGGGGCCACACCGCGCAGCGGGGCACGACGACCGGGGTGTCCGTCCACACGTCGTTGCCGTCGGCGTCGGTCCCGCTGCGGGTCCGCCGGATGAGGGTCACCGTCTCGCCGATCATGTCGGGACGGTCACCCCCAGGTCGGCCGGATGCGTGGCCCCGCCCGACGTGTAGGTCGTGGTCCCTGTGGCGGGGTGGACTGTCGTACCCGGCGCGTACGTTGTCGTGCCGCTGCCGGCCGTCGCTCCTGTCGTGATCCGCGTACCTGCTACGGGCCGTACGGGGACACGGCGCCCTCGACGGGATAGCCGGCAAGCCGCTCCAGCTCGGCGGCCTCCACGACCCAGCCACCAGCGGTCCGTTGCGGACCGAGAGCCGCCGCAAGCCGGATCGAGCCGACCTTCGTCCGCGGCGAGTACGGCCGCAGCGCCGCCAGGTCAGACTTTGTCAACTGCAGGCCCCCGCGGATGTTCGCGCTTCCGTCGGTGCCCTCATAACGGTCCACGTAGGACACCGAGTAGGGGCCGATGGTCTGCGCGCTCGCCCCCGTCGGGTTCGTCAGGTACCGCTTGACGACCTGGATACAGACCATCCGCGGGATCATCGGGTCGAGCGCACCCGGAATCGACGGGTCCGTCGCGTACAGTGCCACCCGCATGTCGGTATGCGGGGTGGCGGCTCGGATCAGCGCCGACGCGTACGCCAGCAGAAGCGCCGCATTTGACGTGTCGACATCGGGGGTGACGAAGTCGGCGAAATCCTGCGGACTCGCGAACGGTGCCGGCACGATGCTCCCCTCTCGACGTGGACAGGCCCCTGCGGTCGGGCGGACAACTCGGCCGCAGGGGCCTGCTGCTACTCGGTGGGCACCCCGGCGTCATCCAGGGCGGCCACGATCTCCTCACGGGACGCACCGTCGGGCACCGCAACCCCGCTGGCCTCGGCGTAGGCCACCCAAGCCTCCTTGGACGAACCCTTGCCGGCCTTTGCCGGTGGCCCGTCCGTCTTGGACTCCTCGGGCTCCCAGGCGTGCTCACCGATCTGCTTCGCGATCTCCGGTGGCACCTCGTCGTCGGGACCGTAGAACTTCGTCTCTCCGTCCACGAACAGTCCCACCGTGTACGCCAGTTTGCGCGCCATGGCTATGCCACCGTCGCGATCATCAGCGCCCGCGGGTTCTCCAACACCGGCATGCCCACCGCGTCAACAAAGGTCATCTCCCGATATGGCGGGCCGTCCTTGTCGACCACCCCGACGATCCCCGGCGCGTTCTCGAAGGAGAAGTCCACCTCCGACGAACCCACCAGTTCCAGCGACGTCGCGGTCACACCCCACGCGGTGTAGCCCAACTGCGCCGGGTCCGGTGGCACGAAGACCACCTTGTTGGCCGGCAGCACCCGGACGAATGTTCCGTCAACGTCGACCTGCGTGTCGTACACCGACTGGATCGGCGGGATGCCGTGGGCGTCGAACGCCTGATCCAGCACGGTGCGGGACAGCAGACTGTTCGGCCCCAGAATCGTCCCCGTCGCCGTCCGCAGCGCCGTGTTCGACAGCATCTGGTTCAGGGTCTGCCGCGAGATCAGCATCCCGCCGGGCGGGTAGCCGTTGAGCAGCACGTAGTAGGTCACCCACGTCGTGATGTCGGTCAGGATGTCCGCCGTTGCCACCGTCGACCACAGC